CCTGCGCTCATCGACGGGGCGCGGGCCGGTTGCTTTATTGGCAAGGCCGCCTCGTGGAGGCAGACGCTCGCACTGATTGCCGAGATCGACGCGCTGCGAGCGATGCTCAAGGAAGCGGCCGAGGAGGTGGAGTGCTACTCGCGCAACGCTGGGCGCGGTTCGCAGTTGGCATCGCATCTGCGAGAGTCGCTCGCCAAGCCGGCTGCGGTGTACGCGCTGCATCGAGAGACGTTGGTAGAGGTGGTCGACGCGCTGGACCGTCGCGGTTGACGCTTCGTGACGCACGTTGACGCGCCTTGAAGGTTGGCACTCTGTCCGTTTTCGTGCCTCTCTTGGGTAGGCTCGCGCGACCTGGCCCCACCACCCACCTCCCCAGGACGCGCCGAGCCACTTACTGCGGGCCCTCGCGCTCGGCGGAGGCGTCATGGCGTGGACCGACTGGCTCCCGTGGAGCAGGCGAGCGCAGGAGCCCGCGCAGCTGACGCTCAGCGGTGGCGCTCCCGTCGGACGCGTGTACGGCACTCCGCGCACGTCGCGGCAGGTCGCCGACCCGCTGGAGTACGAGACCAACGCCGGCCAGCAGCTCGTGAGCGCGCTGCGCTCCGCTGACGTCGGCACGATCTCGCCGCTCCAGGCCATCTACGAGGGCGCGCTCGTGCGTGACTCGCGCCTTCGTGGCGTGTCCGCTGCGCGCATTCACGCGATCACGTCGAGGCGCTGGGCAGTGCGCCCACCGGTCGGCTACGAGCAGGACCGTGACGCGCTGGCGACGGCGCAATCGGTCTCGACGATCCTCTACGAGACGCCGGGCTTCGCGCGTCGTCGCGCCGAGCTTGCGCAGGGCATCCTCCGCGGCGTCGGCGTCCTCGAGCACGACTGGCAGCTCGACTCGCGCGGCTGGGTCGTCTCGCGCCCGCGTCCCATCGATCCCACGCGCCTCTCGGTCGACGAGTACGGCGAGCTGTGCGTGTACGAGCCTGGTGCGCCGTGCAACGGCAAGCCGCTCAGCACGTGGCCGCACAAGTTCATCGTCCACAGCCCGACGGGCGGCGTGCATCTGCGCCTCCAGAAGCGCGGCGCACTGCGTCCGCTCCTCGCGCTCGCGCTCGCCAAGCGCTTCGGGCTGCGCTGGTGGCTCGAGATGATCGAGCGGTACGGCCAGCCTCAGGTATACGGCGTCGTCAACGAGCCGAGTTCGTCGAGCACGCTGCTTGACGAGACGGTAGAGCAGCTGGGGCAACTCTCCTCGACGTGGCGCGCGGCGTTCCGCACGGGCGTCGAGTTGAAGGAGATCCCGGTCACTCTGCACCCGGAGCTCCACAAGCTCTTCGCCGACTACTGCAACACGGAGTACGCGGTCTCTCTCCTCGGCGGCAACCTGTCGATCGAGGTCAAGGACGCGCAGACGTACGGCTCGCAGGCGCAGGCGCAGGTGCGCGGCGACATCCTCGCGGCAGACCTCACAGAGCTCGACGAGACGATCTGCGACCAGTGGCTTGCGCCGCTTGTGAGATTCAATCGCCCTGGCGCCGTCGTGCCAGTCATCGAGACGGCCGTGCAGGCTCAGCGCCCGTGGACCGTCGCCGAGTTCTCGGCCGGCCTCTGCACGAAGAACGAGTTGCGCACGAGCAACGGCTACGACGCGATCGACGGCGGCGACACCTTCGCCGCGCCCTCACTTCCGCCCGCGTACAGCGGGACGCCGCTCTCTCTCCCAGCCTCCGCAAGCGCGCCGGGGGGTGCGCCTACGGAGGTCCCTTTTCCGAGGACCGCGATGACGCCGAATGGGGCGACGTCGCAGACCTCGACGCATCCGCTCGCGAGACTGCTCAGGCAGTCGTCGGACGACCGGGCGCACTAGCGGCCGAGGCGCTCCTCGAGAGCGCGTCTCTCGGGCGCTCCATGCTCGACCTGCTCGCGGCACACGCGCGCTCGCTGCGTGGACCGAGTGACATCGACGAGGTGGTGGGCCGCTGGGCCGATCAGCTCCAGGCCGACGACAGGCTAGCTGGCCTGCTCTACCGCACGTCGTTCCAGGCGGCCCTTGGTGGTCAGCTGATGGTGCGCGAGGTGGAGCTTGCGGAGGACGATGACAGTGCGGCGCGCGCGGTCGTCTCGCGCCGCGAATCGCCGTTCCTCGCGATGCCGTTCGATGATGCGGTGGCGTTCTTCCGCGCCAAGCGCCTCATCTCCGAAGAGGAGTTCGACGCGCTGCGCGACCGCTACCGCGAAGGCGGATTCATCGCGCGACGGCTCGCGACCGACCGACTGCGCGAGGTCGCACGCACGAGCATCGCGCGGCTCCTCGAGCAAGACCTCACCACCGACGAGGTGTACGAGGCGATCCGCGCTGCGGAACGTGACGAGGTGCGAGCGCTGGGCATCGCGCCAGCGAGCCCGCACTACCTCGAGACCGTCGTGCGCACGAACGTGGCGACGTCCTACGGCGCTGGCCGCTGGCAGGCCGTCAACGATCCAGACGTGGCCGCGCTGCGTCCCTTCCTTCGCTACGTGACCGCGGGCGACGAAGCTGTCCGGCCGATGCACCGCGCACTGCACGGGCGCGTGTTCCGTACTGGCACCGAAGAGGCCGCGTACTACGCGCCTCCTTTGGGTTACAGGTGTAGGTGCTCGATGACCACGATCAGCCCGCGTCAGTTCGAGGCGCGCGGCTACGTGCTCACCGAGGGACGCATCGACGGCGTGACGCCGGATGCTGGGTGGGAGTCCGCTCCCGGCCCGCTCACAGACTGACAAGCCCGCCATCGGCGGGCCTATCGCGGAGTGGCGAAGTAGCAACGCACCGGCCTCATAAGCCGGCCACGCACGGGTGCAATTCCCGTCTCCGCAATCGAGGTGCACATGCCCGCTCTACCGCTCGTCGTCATCGAGACCGAGAGCGGAGCGGAGGTGCGTCTGCGCGATGCCGACGCGGGTGAGGCGTATCCCACGCTCCGCGCTGCGCTCGACTCGCTGCTCGCCGACAACGACTACCGACCGAAGCGCGGCATCCTGCGCGACGAGTCGGGCCACGAGGTCGGGCAGTGGCGATGGCTCGATGCGACTGCCGAGGAGAGCGCTCCCGCTCCTGACGGCTCGCAGGTCACGCGCGAGCTCATCGCGACGATGGCCGCGCGACTCAACGCGGGCAGCCCCGCGCCGATGGACGGAGGCACGTCCCCCGCGCACTCGCAGCTGAGCGCGACCGAGACGCGCTCTGACGGCTACGTCCACACGGGCGTCGAGGTGCAGGACCGCGCCGGCCGCTGGCATCTCTACGTCTACGCCGAGACCTCGCCCGACGTCGCGCGCGACATCGACTCTGGCCGACTGGCCTACGGGTCAATCGGCTTCTCGAGCGATGGCCGACTCCTCCAGCACGCACTGACCAACGTGCCCGCTGTCGAGGGACTGGCACCCAACAACTCCGTCCGCGCGACTGCGGGCGTCCACTTCCGATCGATGAGGATCACGATGCCCAAGATCAGCAAGCGCGCCACTCTGGCCGAGGCCGAGCCCATGCTCCTCGAGATGCTCGGCGTCAGCGCCGAGGAACTCGGCACCAAGCTCGTCGAGCTCGCCGCAGCAGCCAAGGCAGATGCCGAGAAGGCAGCGGCCGAGAAGCCCGAGCCCGAGATGGAGAGCGCGCCCGTCGAGAGCGCAGAGCGCGCGGTGCCAGGTCTCGAAGACCAGGCCGCGCTCGAGGCGTTCGCGTCGAGCGTCGTCGGCGGCATGCAGGATCTCTTCGGCAAGCCCGAGGCGTCGCCGAGTGAGCTGCTCGACCTCTTCACGGCGAGCCTTGCCGCGTTCAAGGGCGCGCTCGGTCAGGGAGCTCCGCCCGATGACGCTGGCGCGGACGCTGCGGCGATGTCGCAGCAGGACGCGACCGCGGCCCGCGCCGCGCTCACGGCGCTTCCCGCGCTGCGCGCCGAGGTGGCCAGTCTGCGCGCCGAGGTCGCCAAGCGCGACACGCGCGAGAGCATCCAGCGCCGCGCCGTCGAGGCCAAGGCGACGCTCAGCGGCGAGCAGCTCGAGCAGCTCGTGGCCGACACGCTGGCAGTGCAGGACACGGCAGTCCGTGAGCGGATGATCGTCCACGCGCTCCGCTCGTCCATCGTGCCGACCGGCGACGTCTTCGCGCGCGCCAACAAGGACACGACGCAGCACGCCGACTTCCGCGCTGCGTGGCGCTCGCTCCTGCCGGAGATCGAGAAGGCCAATCCGAGGCTTCCCCGCCAGCACCACGTCGCGCTCGCACAGCGCGCGGCGCGCGAGCGGTACCCGCACCTCGCAGACGCGTGAGCGCTGCGCACTGACCAGAGGAGACACGCATCATGGCAATCACGCAGCGCCTCAACCGAGGCATCACGCTCTCGTTCCTCTCCGCATCGGCCATCGCCAAGGGCGCGCCGGTCAAGCTCGACACGGACACGGACTACGTGGTCACGAGCACGTCGAGCAACGACGCGGCGATCATCGGCGTCGCGGCCGACGAGTCCGCCGCTGGCGGATCCGTCGACGTCATCGTGTTCGGTGTCGCGCCCGTCGCGATCCAGACCGCATCGGGCATCGCCGTCGGTGACTACCTGATGAACGGCACGAGCGCCGGCAAGGCCGTCGAGATCGGCGCCGTGGGCGGCACCAACTACCACGCTTTCGCCAAGGTGCTGGTCGCGCCTGCGGCGGACAACGACCTCGTGACGTGCCTGATCAACGCGGTTCACCGCGCCCAGGGCTGATCGGGGCTGACCTCTCCACCGCGATCACAAGGGGACACACACCATGGCAACTCCCGAGGCTCTCAGCCTGTCTCAGCCGCTCACGGACTTCGCGACGGCCTACCAGAACGGCGCGCTCATCGCTCCGCTCGTCTCGCCCGACATCACCGTGACCGTGCTCAGCGGCACGTTCGAGAAGCGGCTCCGTCGCACTGGCAAGTCCGGCCAGTTCTCCGACGTGATCTCGGCGGACGGCACGGCCAACGAGGTGTCGTACGACCGCGACACGGACACGTACGCGCTCGTCCCGCGCGCGCTCAAGGCGTACGTCACCGGCCTCGAGTCCAACGGCTCGATCGTGACCGCTCTCTCTCCCGAGGAGGAGAAGGTCAACGTCCTGATGAGCGAGATCATGCTCGCGCACGAGATGCGCGTGGCAGCGGTCATCACGGCGACTGGCAGCTACGCCAGCGGCTACCACTTCGCGGCCGGCGCGAACAGCCGTCCCGCCGCAGCGACCAAGTGGAGCGACTGGACGAACGGCGATCCGATCGGCGACGTCAAGTACATGCTGCGCAAGCTCCCGTCGCGCGCGAACGGGACGCGGCGCATCGCGTGGTGCTCCGACGCCGTGTTCGACGCGCTCTGCGAGCACCCCGCCGTGCTCGCGAAGATGGGCATGGACAAGGGCTCGGCGACGAAGGAGCACATCCTCTCGATCTTCCGCGGCCTAGACGACATCGTGGTGAGCGACCTCGAGAAGGACACCGCGAACGAAGGCGCGACCGCGAGCTTCTCGCGCGTGTGGGACGCGACCAAGTTCGGCATCGTCTCGGTGCCCGCTGGTCAGCCGTCGACGAGCTCGATGATGTTCGCCGGCACCTTCCGCCACAGCGACGGCCTCAAGGTCCGCCGCTGGCGCGAGGAGGGTCGCGGCTACGGCGGCTCCGAGGGCGTGCAGGTCGAGCACCTCGCGCTCGCGGCCGGCTCGAAGATCGTCCAGAACGACGCGGGCATCATGCTCACGAGCGTCCTGTGATCGACATCGTGATCGTCGGCTCGGCCGCTCGCATCGGTGGTGTCATCCGGCAGGTCGGCGAGCGCGTGTCTGTGCCTCGGCACACCGCGCTTGCCTTCACGCGTCTCCACCGCGCGCGCCTCATCGAGACGCGCACCAGCGACGAGCCTTCGGTCACGTCGACGCAGCCCAACACCCACACGAGGAAGAGGGGACGATGACGCACTTCAACACCGCTGCGCGGGTCACCGCGGGCTACATCGACGGCGCGTTCGCCTTCGAACACCTCAAGACCGCCGCTGACGGCTCGGCCTCGACGGCGACGTCCGAGGTGCCGCTCGGCATGGCGCGTCGCGCGTCCAAGGTCATCGCGGCCTACTTCATCCCGGCGAGCACGCTCACCGCGGACGATACCAACTACGCGACGCTGACGATCAGCAAGCGCGCGGCGGGCGGCGGCAGCAAGACCACCGTGGCCAGCGTGAGCACCACGACCACCGGCTCCGGCAACTTCGTCGCCTGGGTTCCCGTGCCTCTCACGGTCGTCGCGGCGGACGCGTCGGTCACGGCGCTGAGCCAGCTCAGCTTCGAGATCAGCAAGCCCGGCACTGGCGTCGTCGTGCCGATCGGCAAGCTCGTCGTGTACCTCAGCGACAACTACTGAGCGCGACATGGCACACCCGTACACCACGCGCGCGAGGCTCGACGCCCTCGTCCGGCCCGCGCGCATGGTGGCGCTCCTCGACGTCGACCAGGACGGCACCGAGGACAGCGGCGTCTTCACCGACGCCATCGAGCGCGCTGCGAACACCGTCGACGCAGACCTCGCACGCCTCTACAGCGTGCCATTCGCGGCAGTCACCGACTCGCCAGCGACTCCCGGCATCATCTCCGACCTCACGGACTACTACGCAGCCGCGTGGCTCTTCCGTGTCGGCGGCGCACCCAACAGCGCAGACGCCGACGCCTTCATGG